AGGTGCAACTGGTGTATGGATTCCAATAGATCCAGATAACCCATAGGAGAAAAATGGCTAGTACGTATTCGAGTGATTTAAAATTAGAGTTAATGACCACAGGTGAAAAGTCTGGTACTTGGGGTACCATTACTAACACCAACTTACAACAATTAGAACAAGCAGTATCAGGATACATTGCAATAGATGTTGGCTCAGCAGATGTAGCATTAGCCTTATCTAATGGTGCGGTATCAAATGGTAAAAATTTATACTTTAAACTTACAGGAACTTTAACAGCAAATAGAACGGTGACGATGCCAGACTCTGCTGAGAGAGTTTTTATCGTTGAAGATGCAACAGATAGATCTGCATCTTTATTTAGTTTAACCGTTAAAACAGTTTCAGGAACAGGTGTTGCAATACCAGTAGCATCAACAAATTTATTATATTCAGATGGAACTAATATTTCTTTAGGTATTAGACATAAAGGATATGTAACTCCTGGAGCAACTTATACAACAGTTAATGGTGATCAAGTTTTAGTAGATACATCAGGAGGAGGAATTGGTGCACCAGTTACAATTAATTTACCAGCATCTCCATCAGTTGGTGATGAAGTTCATTTTATAGATACAGGTAATAACCTTGCATCAAACAATTTAACAATAGGTAGAAATAGTTCTAATATTTTAGGATCTGCTTCTGATTTAGTAGTATCTACAAACACAGCAGCATTTACACTGGTCTATGTTAATGCAACAAGAGGCTGGGTCTACAAAGATAACATATAGGAGCTAACAGATGGCTCTAATTGACTTTAAAGTCTTACCGGGAATAGACAAGCAAGATACAACTGCTGGCGCAGAACAGCGTTGGGTAGATTGTGATAATGTACGATTTAGATATGGACTACCAGAAAAAGTTGGTGGTTGGGCATCACTTGTTACAGACACAATTGTTGGAGTTGCAAGACGTCAATTTGCTTTTGTTGATTTAGATGGAAATAGATATGTTGCAATAGGAACAGATAAATTTTTACTTATTTATTTTGAAGGCCAACTCTATGACATCACACCTTTGAAAGCGACTCTTTCATCCGCAACGATTGCAACAACAGATACTTCAGCTGTTTGTTCAATTACAACAGGATCAAATCATAATTTATCAGAAGGAGACATTGTATTAATTGATAATGTAACTTTACCGGGAGGAACAGGTTATGTAGATTCTGATTTTGAAAATAAATTATTTCAAGTAACATCTATTACATCAGCAACAGTATTTACCATTACACAAAGTACAGCTGCAACAGGAACAGTTGCAACTGGTGGAAGTATAGATGTTAAACCTTATGAACAAGTGGGTCCTGCAGCGCAATCTTATGGTTATGGTTGGGGTACAGATACTTGGGGTAATGGTGGTTGGGGTGAAGCTTCATCTGCAACCGATGTATCACTTGAACCAGGTTTATGGTCATTAAGTAATTTTGGACAAGTTCTTGTTGCAACGATTGCAAACGGAAAAACATTTACATGGAATTCTGGAGATGCATCAAGATTAACTACTAGAGCATCAACAACTACATCTGGTTTTGAAACTACAAATAATCCAACAGCAACTAGAGTTTCTTTAGTATCACCTACCACTAGACACTTAATTCATTTAGGAACAGAAACAACTATTGGAGATACAGCAACTCAAGATGATATGTTTATAAGATTCTCGGACCAAGAAGATATAAATGATTATACACCGACAGCAATTAATTCTGCAGGTACACAAAGACTACAAGATGGAACGAAAATTATTGGTTCATTAAAAGCAAAAGAAACAATTTTAATTTGGACTGATAATGCATTGTATACTATGAAATTTATTGGTGCACCTTTTACATTTGGATTTGAACAGGTTGGTACCAACTGTGGATTGATTGGTAAAAACGCAGCTGTTGAAATAGATGGGGTTGCTTTTTGGATGTCTAATAATGGTTTCTTTATGTTTGATGGTACAGTTAAATCATTACCTTGTTCTGTTGAAGATTATGTTTATGATCAAGCAGACACAACTAAAGGCCAACAAGTTTACGCTGGATTAAATAACCAATACACAGAAGTAACTTGGTATTATCCATCAACAAATTCTGAATATAATGATCAATATGTAGTTTATAATTATGGAGCTGGTGCAGAGAAATTACCTGGAGGTGTTTGGTATATTGGCACAGAATCTAGAACAACTTGGATTGATGCTAGTGTGTATCCAAAACCTTTTGCAACTAAATTTAATAGCTCAGAGACAGGAACTTTTCCAGTGGTAGTTGGAGAGTCTGATTTAGGTCAAACAGTATTTTTTGAACATGAAGTAGGAACAGATCAAGTTAATCCAGATGGTAGTACAACAACAATAACTTCATTTGTTAAATCATATGATTTTGATTTACAATCTCAAGGTACAGCAGGTGAAGTATTTTTAGCGGTTAGAAGATTTATTCCTGATTTTAAAGATCTACAAGGTAATTGTAAAATTACATTAGCAGTTAAAAGATATCCTCAACAATCAGATACCACAACGGCTTTAAGTCCATTTACAATTACGTCTAGTACTGATAAAAAAGATACTAGAGCGAGAGGTAGATTTGTTAATATTAAAATAGAGAATGATTCTAATTCAGAGTCTTGGAGATTTGGAACTTTTAGATTAGATATACAACCTGATGGAAGAAGATAATGGCAAAGATAGTAGTAAGAATACCAGAACCAAAAGAAGAATATGATGTTTCTAACCAGAAACAAATTAATAGAGCTATTGCTTTAATTACAGAACAACTTAATTCAACATTCTTAGATGAACTAAAACAAGAAACTGAAAGATACTCTTGGTTTATAGGGAGTAATCATTCATAATGTCTTGTAATAATGTCAATCCAATAACAGGCGGAAGTACAGTTGATGACATTCCATTTTATTTAGCTGTACAGCAAGGTAAAGTTCCTGGTTATTCTATGGTTAATAAATTTGGATATAATAGTTCTATTGGATCAGGTGCTTTTGAAACTATTTGGGAAACAGGAAACGACTATCCTTGGCAATCTTCGGCAGTTACTGTTGATGTAGTAAGTGATAATACTAATGACGATGTAGCGGGAACAGGTGCTAGAACTTTAAGAATACAAGGTTTAGATAGTTCTTATAATTTAGTTGAAGAAACTGTTGATATGGATGGAACAACTACAGTTACAACTACACAAACTTTTTTAAGAGTATTTAGAATGTCTGTTGAAACAGCAGGAACATCTGGAAATAATGAAGGTACAATTACAGTTACTTATACAGGTGGATCTGATGTTGCTGCAACTATAACTGCTGGTAATGGACAAACACTTATGACACTATACACTATACCTGCAGGTTATACTGGTTATTTATTATCAATGAATATATCATCTGGTAAAGATCAAGAAATGGATTTTAAATTTATACAACGAGATAATGGTGTTGCTAATGCAGCGTTTCAAACAAAACAATTTTTAAATGTTAGAGGTGGACAGACAACTGTTATCTTTAATGCAATCAATGTAATACCTCAAAAGTCAGATATCTATGTTTCTGGAAAGGCAAGTTCTACCTCTTCTTCTTCTGCTTCATTTGATTTATTATTAGTACAGGATGGATATTAATGGCAAATATATATAAAAATGCATTCTATGATCCAACAACTACAGCAGCTGAAACTGTTTATACAGTGCCTTCAAACGCTAGAGCTATTGTTCAGAACATACAATTAACTAATGAATCTGGGTCCAAAGTAGCAAAAGTATCTGTTACAGACTCATCGGCTACTACAGATTATCAAATTGCATATGCAGATATTACCGGTCCAACCATTTGTAATGTTGCAAAAGGGCCTGTAGTTCTTGAAGAAAATGATGTACTAAAGATTGAATCTTCTGTAACATCTGGTATAAGTGGTATAATATCTATACTCGAAATCAACCGAGAATAAGGAGTCTTATGGCGTTTAAAGAAGAAGCAGAAGTAAACTACACAATTATAAATGGTAAAAAAGTACCTGTAGTTAAATGCGAAACTGAAGTAGTATTAAGAAATACTAGAACTAATCAAGAATATAATTCTGATCAAGAAGCTGAAGAGGATATTAAAAATCCATCGACAGCTACTGTAAAAGAAGATATAACTAGATCATTAAAAATCAAGGTAGCAGCAATGCCACCATTAGGAGCAGCGTCAGACGCAGATAAATAATGGCAATATCGAGAGCACAAATGTATAGACAACTAAGAGCAAGTGGTGGTATCATGAATGTTGCGCCTAGAGAAAAATTCGGTTTAGGAAGTAAGTTTAAAAAATTTGTAAGAAAAGTAATACCAAACGAAGTATCTGAAATTGCAGTTAAAGCTGCACCTTTTGTAGCACCTTTTAACCCACTTCTTGCAGGAGCAATGGCTGGTATAGGTGGATTTGATCAAACAGGTAGAATAGGATCTTCATTAAAATCAGGTTTATTAACTTATGGTGGTGGACAAGCTGCAAGATATTTAGGTGGCGCAGGATTTCAACAAGGTATTAATCCATTTGCAGGTGCAGATTTTTCTGGTGGCCTTATGTCAGGTATTAGAAGTTTAGGTAGTTCACCTTTTGGAACTGAAACAGGTTTTGGTAAAATGTTTGCAAAAACACCTACTCAAGAAGTAGTATCTTCTGGAGTGCAACCTTTAGCAAGTGAAGGATCTATTTATACAGCTTCAGGTGTTCCTGAAGGAACTTATTTACCAACTGACTTTGCTACTGAAGCATTGCCCCTGGAACAAGCAACTCAACAATTAACTACAGGAGCTGTTCAAAAAGCAACAACTCCAGGTTACACAGATTTATTTAAACAAGTATTAGGTGGAGACTTACAACAAAAAACTCAAGCTTTAAAAGATTTAGGTGGTAAAGCATTAAAAGATATTTATACAAAACCAATACCAGGATCTCCAGGTGAAACTCAAATAGATAAATTGGCAATTGGTGCAACTATTGCTGGAGCTACTAGTTATATAGAAGCTAAAAAATTAGCTGAAGAAGCAGAGTTAGTTGATGATGCTGATGAATATACAGAAGAAATGTATGAAGCAGATAAGGCTAGATATAAAGACTACTATTCACAAATATTAACACCAGAAGCTTTTGGATTAAAAGATGGTGGTAGAGTTAAATATGCAATCGGATCTCCTGAACCAGATTCAGAAATGATGAGAGGTGATGGTAAAAATGTTGGCATACCAAGTATTATGTTAGATGAATCTACAGATCAACCAGAAGGTATAGAAAGTATGATAGAAGATAAATTATCTTATTACATACCTGGATTTAGTTCAAAAGACTTAAGTAGATTATATAGAGTATTAGGTAAAGAAGGTGGAAAAAATGTAGATTTTAAAAACTTACATAAAGTATTAAGTAATCCAGGTGATTATCCAGATGCAATCATTGAGATTAAACAGATGCTGGGTATACCTGAAACCAAAAAAAATGGTGGTAGAATCGGTTTTAATCAAGGTAGCCTTGGGGGAAAAACTTTATTTGGTGATATAGCGGAAATGGATATAGGAGAAGAAATTAAAAGCACAGGTAAAGGTTTTATAGATTTATTCTCACCCTCTAAAATTATGGAAATATTAAATCAAGCAGGAGAAGGATTTAAACAGATTTATTTTAATTTAAAATCTGATTCTGAAAAAGAAGATTTATTAAAAAAAATAATGGGTGAGAATTATGAAAAAAGAGCTTACGGTGGTAGAATTGGTTATGCAATGGGGACTGAGGTACCAGTAAGACAAAATCAAGGTGGAATAACAGAATTAGACTACAGAAATACTGGAGGTTTTGTTCCAATTGGTGTAAAAGAAAAAGCAGATGACGTTCCAGCTATGTTATCTAAAAATGAATTTGTATTTACCGCTGATGCAGTAAGAGCTGCAGGTGGTGGAAGTGTTAACAAAGGCGCTCAAAAGATGTATAATCTAATGAAGTCCTTAGAAAATAAGGTAGTATAAAATGGCAGAGACAACAACTATATCAAGACCGGCACCCTATTTAGAAGCCGCAGGTGAAAAATTTATAGATCTAGCATCACAACTGGCCGCTAAACCAGTTGATACAAGTGCATTTGCACCAACAATTGCTGGACAAAATGTTTTAACACAAGCTGCACAACAACAAGCAGCAACACAAGCAGGACTTGGTACATTAACTTTTGATCCAACAACTGGAGCTGTTACAGGAGCAGGAACTGGAACAGGTGTTGCAGGTTATCAACCATTCTTACAACAAGCTGCTGCATATTCAGGACCACAAGCTTACCAAGAATTTATGTCACCTTATCAACAAGAGGTGATCGATACTTCATTAGCGGAGTTTGATAAACAAAGACAAATTGCACAACAACAAATTGCACAACAAGCAATTACATCAGGTGCTTTTGGCGGTGGAAGAGAAGGTGTACAACAGGCAGAGTTTGGTGCACAATCATTACAAGATAGAGCATTATTACAAGCACAACTACAAGCACAAGGTTTTCAACAAGCACAAGCTGCTGCGGCTCAAGCGCAAGCACAACAAGCAGGACTTGCTTCATTACAACCTAGTTTAGCACAATCACAAATTCAACAATTAGGTGCTGCAGGAACTTCAAACTTAGCTTATCAACAAGCTATTCTAGATGCTGCGGCTCAAGGAGCACAAACCGCTGCTTATGAACCTCAACAAAGATTAGGATTCTTAGGTTCAGCAATTGGCGGTATGTTAGCAGGACAACCACAACCATATATGACTTCAACTGCCGCACCAGCTGCAGGAACAGTAGGTCCTTTAAGTCAAGCTTTATCAGGAGCTGCAACTATTTATGGTTTAGGTAGTTTATTTGGGAGATAACAATGGCATATAATGTTTTTAAAAGACCAATGTTTAAGAGAGGTGGATCAACACAAGGAACTGGTATTATGTCTCATGTTGAACCAAGAGTTAAAGCTGCTGATGGTTATGATTTTACAAAAACTCCAGCATATAAAGCCGCTAGTGGTTTTACTAATTATGGTATTAACTCTGCAATCGCTGGAGGTTTAGATTTAATTAACGTTCCTTTAAATACATTAAGTAGATTTTTTACAGGTTACAATCCAGGTTTTTCTGGAACTAAACAATTAGATTTATTAACTGGAGGACAGTTTAGTAAACAAACAGGTTATGATCCTGAGAAAGCTTATTTCTTTGGACCTACTTCAGCTAAAACAGGTTTTTCAGAAGCAGTTAAACCTACTGCTGTAGATGATTTTGAAGTATCTGGAGAAACTGCACAAATGCTACCTGGTGAAAGTGCTATGGATGCAGTAATGAGACAAGGAATGGAAAGAGCGGCTAAACGAGCTGCAGCAAAAGAAGATGGACCAGGTTTAAAAGAAGAACCTAAATACACAGAATCAGATAAAAGAGCCGATATAGAAAAAGAAGCTGATTTAATTAAAGATTTATTAAAAGATGAAGGTTTAGAAAAAGCAGAACTTGCTTTCTTAGTTGCTGATGCATTAAAAACTCCAGGATCTATTTCTGATAAATTAGATACTGCTAGAGAAAAAGGAATGAAAATTGCTGCAGGTAAAAAGAAAACTGATAGAGATGCTATGCTTCTTGCATACAAAGGTGCTACTGAAAAAGAACTTGCTAAGATTAAAGCAGGTGAACCTACCGGTACACAAAAAGCAGTACAAGATTATGCTAAATTAAAACAAAAAGTACAATCAGGAAAAGCTACTGCTTTAGATAAAGAGATGTTAAAAGCTTATGAGACAGGTGTATTTAAAACTGAAGATGATGCAACAATTAAAGCATTGGCTATTCAGTATGCAAAAGATCCAGGTTTAATATCTGATTTAGAGTCTGATATTAGAAAACTTTCTGCTATCAAAGATAGAAATGAGAGAGAAGAAGAAAAATTACAAACTGCTATTAAAAACTATCAAATTATAACTAACATTATTAAGTCAGGTGGATTAGGAACTCAATTTGGACTTAAAGAAGGTGGTAGAGTTATGAAGCAAATGGGTGGTGGTGCTACTG